GACATTCTGTTCAATACGGGAGCCAATGATGCTACTACTACTGGAACAACGAGAATGCAAATCAAGAGTGATGGTAATGTTGGAATAGGCACTACGAGTCCTACCCATAAGTTACATCTTCATGATGCTTCAAGAGTAGATATTAAGTTTTCAAATGATAATGATGAATCCCATTACATTAGAAAAGATGGTGATTATCTTAGAATTAGAGGTGAAGATGATTCTACTATATTAATGGAAATAAGAAATAATAGTAGTAATAATTATGTAAGTTTTCCTACTGGTAATGTAGGAATAGGCACTACAACTCCTTCTTCTCTACTACATGTTCACGGAAATATGGCTGATGGCAAGCAAGGTATACTGATAACGAGAAATGATTCTTCTACTGTCGACACTAATCTTCTTGGGGCGATTGGTTTTGATTCGAGTGACGGCAATATCCCTAGTAAAGTGACAGAAGCATCTGCGGGTATTGCCGCTTATGCCGCAGAAGACCACGGTACAGGAGATAAAGGTGGAGACTTAGTATTCTTCACTTCGCCTATTGACCAAGATGATGATACTGACGCTCTTGAGAGAATGCGTATTGATTCAGAAGGCAAGATTGGGATAGGTACTAATGACCCTTGCGATTTAGTACATATAGCAGGTTATGGTAGAGTATTTACTGAAACTGCGGGCTATCTTGATGGTAATATTTTCAACAGTTATTCATGGTCGCCAATGTCTGATTTAACTAACCCACCTGCCGGATTTACAATTAATGGTGGAACAGATGAAAATAGTATAGTCTATGGTCAAACCCCGTTAGGCTCAGATGATTTTTATTATGCTAGAGGATTACTATGGCGTTTTCAAGATAGTGGTAATAGTAGTGCAAGTGGTGGATTCTTAACTGCCACACCGTATCCCAAAATTGATATTAATAAAAGTTATAGAATGTCTGTATGGGTAAAAAGAAGTCATCTTACAGAAGGTGCTTACTATATGGGTTTCTATGGTCATGATGGCCCTACTGGAAGTAACGTAGGTGTGCAAGATGTAAGCAGAAGGGGAACATGTGATGGTGCAATAACTACCACAGGTACTTTTACTGCTAATTTCTCTAGTGGTAGTGCCACTCTTACAAATATTAGCATAAATACTAATTTATTAGTAACAGGAATGTCTTTGTTTGATGTAGCAGATGGTACATTTGATGGAATACCCGACAACACTACTATTCAATCAATAGATTCATCTTCTCAAATCACCATGAGTGCTAATGCTACAGCCACAGGTACAGGTAGAGGTGTTAATTACGGTAAAACAAGTATTACGTTGGATTCCGGTCATTCTTTACTTGATGGTAATGGTAGTACGACAAGATATGCAGTGATAAATAACGTAGATAGAATATCTTATACTGATATAGATAACAATGTTTTGACAGGTATTCCATTAACCGGAGAGTATGCTATAAGTCAAGCACATGCTGATAATGCTAAAATAATGCAGTTAGAAACTAACGCTTATTTTAGCAGTGGCGATTTACCGGAAGTAGATAAGTGGTATCTAGTTGTAGGTTATGTTCAAGGAATGGGAGATACAGATTATACAGATAGGGGTGCAGTATATGATGGTGAGACAGGTAACAGGGTAGCAGGTGCTGGTAATTTCCAATGGTGGTCACAATCTACATACGTTAGAAATAGAGTGTATATGTTTTACAGTGATGATAATCCTGAACAAATTCAACACGCTTTTGACCCACGTTTTGAAGAAATAAGTGGTGCTCCACAGATAAGCACTCTTCTAGGTGGAAAAATAACAACAGGTATGACGATTAAAAATGACACATCAGATATAACCCCTACAAGTGGTTATGTTTCACTCGGAGAACATGGTGGTGCTTTGGAAATAAATACTGCTAGTGGCTATCTTCGATTAGGTGCTACAAGCACAAGTTGGAATCATATACAGGGAGAAAATGCAAAATTCTATTTCAATAAACCTTTAGTTATAGATGGTGGAAATACATCGGGTAGTGCTTACCAAATTTCTTCTTACGCTTCTGAAGATTTAGTGTTGGCAACTCAAGATGGTACAGAAAATAGAATAACAATAAAGTCGGACACAGGAAATGTAGGAATAGGTGTTACCGCACCTTCTGCAAAATTAGAGGTTGCAGGTGAAATCAAAACTTCGTTAGGTAACATCAACAGTTGTGTTTCATTTGTGTTTAACAGAAGTGATATGGATACTGGTGCAGTAAATCTAAAGGCAGTATCACATGATTATGCTTCATCACAAAATCATTGGGGATTCATTATGCCTAAATCGGGAACAGTAAAATATTTAACATTAAACACTAGAAATCATACAGTAACAGGTACAAGTGAACAAACTTGGAAAATAAATAATAATAATGATATGAGCACTTCAGGAGAATTTTTCCAAATTGCAGTAGCAAGAGGTGCAACTCAAGATAATACAGGAGTCAGTGGAAATGCTACAATGGAATTAACACAATCTCCTCATTCAAGTACAATATGGAGAGGGGCAGTGGTTGTAAACCATACCTTTGATGCTTTAGATGAAATTAGAATACAAAGAACAAATGCAGGGTCTACTCCTGTTGATATGGGAGATACTACGGGTGTTATATACGTGGAGTTTGATTGATTATGGTTACTGAAGCAGAATGGGATTATTTGAGGCAAGATAGAAATAGTGCATTAAGAGTAATTGATAAATATCAACTGACATTAGTATATGCAGGATTAACAGATACACAGAAAGCAGAACTAGCAACATATAGAACTGCTTTGTTAGATTTACCTGCGGCATATAATAATCCCGAAGATTGTTATGCTAATTTTCCAACAAAACCTTCTTGGATTTAATTCTTTTTTCTAAGAGCCAACCAAACAAAGAACTTATTTGATAAAGTCCAAAACGCTTTATCTATTTTGTTCATTAATCGTACCCTCCAATATTACTTCCCAATAATCCCAATTAATATCATTCACGATTAATATTCCACCTATAGATTATATTTCCGACAATCATGCTCATTGTGGCTACAAAGAATATTAATGAAAAAACCGGAGAATCTAAACTTACTGGAATATCACTTTCTAAAAATTTCATAGTATAGTCAACATTCAATTTCATTCATCCCATTCTCCAAACGCTTCTTCCATAAATTCTTTTATCCATTTACATGACCCATTGTGATGTTTTCTATTTTTCATTTAAAATCCTCTTCTGTTTTGCCAAACCAATTTAGAAATGCTTTTCTCATGGGTTTATGAGTTATCCAACCTTTTGGCATGGTGTAAAAATTACACCAACGGTTCTTCTATATTTCCCTTTCTTGCATCATAAGAAAGGGAGGGGGAACAGATTAGAGGTGAAAGAAGTACCTCGTTCTACTTCGGGTAATGTACGATAATATAAAAGAAAATATGTTGCCATCTGTTTTTAAAATGTAGAAACCCCCGACAAACGCTAAGGGTTTTATTTTATAGCCTTTGCGAATACTGAGTCTTCCCAAAGATGACCGCATTCTCTACATTTCCAAATGTATACTCTTGTTCTTTTTTCATCGTGAAATCTTCCAGAAATCCTGATAGGTATGTGTCTATGATTACATTTTCTACAAGATACTTTTAATCGCTCAGAAAGTTTCTTCATCACTCCATGCCTCTTTTTGCAATAATGTCGTCAATTTTTAATATTGCAGTTGTAACCTCAGTTGCACTAAGAATTGCTTGTCTTACCAAATCGCAGGGTTCAACAATGCCATTTTCTAACATATCTATAATACCACCGTCTTCTACATTAACACCCATATGATATTCGCCATCCGATATAGCATGTCTCATATCAAGAATTACATCTAGTGGGTCATGACCAGCATTTTCTGCTATAGTTGCTGGCAATATCTCTAAAGAATCTGCAAATGCGTTAATAGCCATCTGTGCTCTACCTTCGACAGTATTAGCCTTCATTCTCAAATAATTAGCCAAAGAAGCATATGTAGACCCTCCGCCTGTAACAATCTTTCCTCCATTTAATACTAGAGAAACTACACCTAGTGCATCATCAAAACCACGAGCAACTTCATCAAGAGTTGAACTTGTTGCCCCTCTTAATACCAGTGTTGATTGATTAGATTTTACTTTACCTTTAACGAAGAGATAATTTATTTCATTGAATGTTTTTCTTTCTATAAAACCTGAAACGATATTTTCTATATCATCGGGTGTTTGTGCTATACGAGTACCTAACGCTAATCCTAATGATTTCATTGAAGATTCAGGAATTCTTCTAAGAATTGCTATATTTTGTTTTGCTAAGTAAGCAGCCACATTATCAGTGACACCATCTCTAACGAAAACTACACCTCCATTTGGCAACATGTTACCAATTCTTTTTGCTTGTAATAGTAAATCATCTGTGTCGCTTTTTTTGAATGCATTATATCCTTTCATATCTACTTGTACTGTTACATTTTCTTCTCTTTTCATAGGCTCTAAACCTGTATTAAGTAGTATAATGTTAGAAAGATTTTCTTCTTCTACTTCATAAACAAAATCTTTGTTGACTACAACACCATTGAAGAAATAAGAATCAGACAAAGCACCTCCAGCCAATCCAACAACTTTTACTTTATCTGCACTACCTGCAACATTAACTGCTTCAACACATAATTGAGAAACTTGGTCAATTGCTGCTTCTAATGATTTACCAGTAACTGATGTTTTTGCTATTTGTAAAATTTCTTTTTCACCTGCTTTGAAGGATAATTGATTATCTAAATAATCTATAGCCATGTTAGCCGCTTGATTATATCCTTTACAAACAAGATTAGGATGTAAACCTTTAATGAACAAATGTTCTGAGTCTGCCAACAGTTGCCCTGCTAATATAACTGTAGAAGTTGTACCATCATAACATAACGCTTCTTGTGTTTTTGCTATATCTACCATCATCTTCGCACCCGGATGTGAGACATCTAACTCTCTCAATATTGTTGCTCCATCGTTAGTGATTATCGTGTCACCACCAGCATCAACCATCATCTTATCTCGACCCATTGGGCCAAGTGTACTTTTGACAGTATCTACAATCGTTCTTGCTGCTCTTATATTATTTTGTAAGGGGTTTATTCTTTCATCTTTCATTATATCACCATTCTACGGTTATGTCGATTATCGCACCTGTATCCAAAGACCTAGATTTTATAATACCATTGTCTTTTCCATACATGTACAAATCGAATGTTAATTTACTATCTTTAAGACAGTATTCTGCTACTTCATTATATTCACCATTTCTCCAAGCGGTCGGTGCATCAACACTAGCCATACTTTTTTGCATACCTAATGTATATGTTGAAAGAGATTGTAAACTCGTTTCTATTTTATTACCAATTGCTGCTTTAGCAACTAAATTTTTAGTATCAATAATGTTTTCTGATTTACTCATAACATCGCCTATAGCCCAACAATCTAATGACTCTTTGAGTACGGGAAAATCAAAGCCCATGATATTATGTCCTAAAATCTGTCCTCCTTCTTGTATGTGTTTTGTAATATGGTCTCCTAAAATTTGTGGGTGTAAGGGGTGTATAATCGCACTTTCTACAGTAATATCTTCTTTACAAAATATATGTGCATCACTACCATCCCATGTTGCAACTACTGAGGTATCAAACATATTTTTATTATTCCACCCACCAATTTCCCAAGAAAAATTTGTTGTCTCTATATCTAATGCCATCACTTTATTCATTTGTCAATCCCTTCTTTGAGCCTAATGAACACTGTACGCCCATCCTTCGCTACATCAAACAAAGATTCACCCCATTTATCAAAATTGTTATACGCACTTCCTCTTGAACAATCGTTTTGCGTTTCATAAACTTTGATTACTTTACTCTTCATTTGCCAACCTTCACCTTTGTTGCCTAGTTCTATTTTTTCCACTTGTTGTGCTGCAATAGCCCACTTTCCTCTTTGTTGTGCTTTTTGTGCTACTTTTGGTCCTATTTCAACTTCGTCTTCTAACCACAATATCAATGCTTTAAATAAATCATATAATATATCTTTAGCCATGTCAACATGGTCGCCTGTAACTATCCAAGAATCATCCAACATAGCCATGTGTGTAGCAAAGATTACTGTATTATTCTCCATAGCAGGTACGAAAGAAGCAACTACTTCTGTAATTGCTGGATTTAAACCTGTGAGCAAATCGTAGTAATCTTCAATCGCATCGTATAATGCAGGGTAAAACGTATTATCTTCTGCTGAAAACATATTACTCATACATGACTGAACTAAATCTTCTTGGCTATCTCTATCCATATCATTCCATTCTACAAATGTTGTTTGTGTTTCTTCCAATACTCTATTTCTTAGTTTCACTTCTAAACTTTTGAAATAACTTGTTATATCATCATAACTAATTTTCATTTTAGGTTGTATTTTAAATGCTGATTCGCTTCTTGTGTGGCTTACTGCTTTTCTTCTATCTAAATTCCAATGAGACCAATATAATAACACTCTTTGAAATATTCCTTTCGTTAATACATATTCTTTAACCCCACTAGGTGGATACGTTGTTATCCATAAGGACACTAACGATTCAGTTTCTATACGACCTACTTTAGTATGCTTTACCAATTTATTGTTATTACTACCAACAGGGTTGCAGGCTGACTGAAGATACAATACGGTCTCTTGGCTGTGTTTGTTAGGGTTAAGTATGATAGACCCTTCATCAAAATTCAATGCCTTTCTACCCCCAAGCATACCTTCTTTCAATACATCTTCTTTAGTACCGTCTTCATGTTGTATAACATCAAAACCACCTATGAGACCAGCATCAGTTCCAGTAGTAAATAAGTCAGAGGGTACACCAATGTCGCCCAATACATCACCAATAAACTCCCATGCTATTGATTTACCAGTTCTACTAGATTGTATCCAAAAAGTATGAACTCTAGGGTCTAAATGACTTGAACCCCATGGTATTCTGATGTAAGGTACAGACACTTGACCTTGAATAAAAAAGAAAGATAACATGCCGGGTATATCATTATCAATCGATGTTTGGTTAAAATGGTCAATGTAACCTGCAAATATTGGAAATTTTTTAACCGCTTGATAGTTTTTCGCTGCTCTCATAATTTGACCTCACAAATAGCAACCTTATAATTATTATGTATAGAAAGAAAAATAGAATAATTAGATACATAATGTTGTTTTATATACTACCGTCTTTTTGTTCTTTCAATATGAACTGGTTCTTCGCTTGTTAGAACATTCATTATTTTCTGCCTTAGTGCTGGTCCTAAACCTTTTACATGTTTTAATGATTCTTCAAAACACATTTCTTCAATGCTTCCGCATTGTTCTAACATCTTTTCCCCTGTTTCTCTCCCAATACCGGGTATAGCCATTAACATGTCTAACCTTACATCGTTTGTACTAACTCTTCTTATTGCTTTCGCACCGTGGCTAGATGCAGGTTTATGTAATTTATCATGTAATTTTACAATAAACATAGCCGCTTCTGATTGATTTTCTGTAAAGAAAACTTGACATTCAAAGTCGCTCATGATTCTCGCAATAGTGCCTAGTAATTCGTTTTGCACTTTACTATACGTCACTTTGTAACCATTACTTTTAGACATAGCAACATGTTTTGCTATTGAGCCGTGTATCAAAAGAAAGAACCTACTGTAATTGGCATCTAAGTTTTCTAGTTGTCTCCATAAATGTCCACTATGGCTAGACATAAATAAATCCGATATCGATTTAGCCTCTATGCAAGCCTCACCTAATAGATAATCTCCTACTATCAATGTCTTACGAACTACTGTTAATCCTTCTTTCTGTGCTCTCCTAATAACGGACTCACACAAACCGCCTCTCTCATTACTATCAACAAATAAGTCCGGTTTATGTTTCACTTCCTACCCTCCTTAGTTTTCTTTTCCACTCTAAATAACATGAACCACATCTCAACGTTTTAGGTTTTCTTGCTCTCCATAAACCTTTAGTGTTGTAACTATTAAGTTCAACATGACAATCTTCACAATAGTGTATCATATTATATCCTCGGCAGTACCATCATAGTAATTACAAACACCTGTACACAAACCTTCCATCATTAAAGTTTTACAATTAGAATAATTATAATTGCCAAAAACTATACTTTTAACTTGAGTTGTTGTAATATTTCTATCAAAATCAACCCAACCTTGTGCCTCACATATATTTACAATTTTATTAGAATGTTCGTGTTTATCTTGTTCCGTTGCGTATTCTGGAGGAAACCAATATCTTAACCTAGCCGCTAAGTAATTTGCTAAATGGAAACGTGCTCTATGAGTTGGATTACCTTCACCTAATGCTGCTTGAGCAATACAAGGTAGCACTAAGATTTTATCAAGAGATACATCGGGTAAATCTATATTTCTTTTAGTTTTCGTGAAAGTCACTTTTTGTTTCTCAGGTATTATCAAATCAAATTTAACACTACCGTGTTTAATTGCACCACTTCTAGGTTCTTGTGCTAATTCTATCAAATCATCGTGTGATAAATTCATTATTTCATCATGTTCCAATGGTATACTCCAACAACCTCTTTTCGTGTTGTATGAATTGGGTATTCTAATCATACCAGCAGTATCGAATGCAACTGTAGGGTCATTAGAAGGTAAATCTAATTCTTTATGTAATTTAACTAAATACTTTTTACCTGCATTTTTTATTCTACTGACTTCTAATCCAGTGCTTGGTGTCAAAGTTTTATTCAGTGGAATCCAAATATGAAATCCACCCCCTGACAACCAAATATAGTGTTCATAATCATTTAATAAAAAATGCTGATGTAATCTTTTGACTTGTTCTTGTACAAATGCAAATTCAACTTCACGTCCTTTATTTCTGAAATCTTTACAATCGAAATCTAAGACAAAATGTCTTATGATTGGTGTATTATAATCTACTCTATGATGACGTGGTGCTTGTGTTGCTCTATAACCATAGGCTGTCATGTATACGTTACCGCTTCCGTTTTTACCTTTCCAGTAGTTTGACAACTGTTTAGAATTATTTACTAATCTTCTAAATCCTTTATCACCATTAGAATCAATGTCTAATACTTCTCTAGGATAATCAAACTCTATGAAACCCATCTAATCACTTTTGCATTTTTTTGTATTTTAATAAAGCATTCTTTGAGCAATAATCTATACCTTCACTGTGTCCATGTAAATCAAACACTGCCGGATTAATCACAACATCTAATGCTTGAAACCCGCCATTGACATCGTCTTCAGTAAAAGAATCTAATGTAATTTGTTTACCATTAAAAACTCTTATCAAAGGTCTTCTATCGCTACCCTTTTGTGTAAAAGATATATTTATTACAGGTTTTTCATTTTTTGTAAAATATTCATCTTTTTCCATATCGCTCATCATTATCATCATCAAATCATTTTTTATTTTCATTTCATTCATACTTTATACCCCCGTTCCAAGATGGACACAAATCCATAAAGTCACACCAAGAACATAAATTCTCGTGCCTACAATATGACTTACATGTGTCCTTGTGTATTGGTGGAAATTCATTTTTAACATGTGCTTCAACAAGTTTTTTTATTCTATTGTTAACTGTTCTTGGTGCATACTTTGTCTTCCTTGTACCTATTTCTTCTATCTCCCATTCTTTCTTTGTACCGTTTCTTACATCACCATCAGGAAATTCCCATGCCCAATGCGTGACGGGTAGAAACTCTTCCATGTGACCTTCTTCTAATAACATTTTATAAAACTGCATTTCTGTACGCATACTTGTTGCTTTCTTTGGATTCCATTTACCAGTTTTTAATTCCATAAGTACGAAGCCGCCCTCACTATCTGAAAAGATTCTATCAATGAAACCTTTCAGATGTACTGGGTATGTTTTACCATTGACTTCAACTTCAATTCTAGCATGACCCTCTACTTCATTACCAACAGGCTTCCAATCTTTACCTTTAGTGACCAGTAATCTATCCCATTGCCATCTCAACCAAGTATCAATAATTGCATTTTCACCATACATGTAAGGTGATGGTGGTTTCGGTATCACTGTTTTTAGTTTCTCATAACCAAGAAGATGTTTTTCTTCCTCTATTAAGTTTAACACTTCAGGTAAGACGTTATCTACATTTTTCCAAAAGTATTCACAAACATCATGCACATTTGTCCCTTTTATCATATGTTCAGTTTCTTGCCCTCTATGACCTAGTATTTTAGTAAGATAGTATTGATATGGACACCAGTTAAAATCACCAAGACTTGACTTAGTTATTCTAAGGATACCATCGTCATTAGGTTTCCAAGCATAACTGCTTTCTTCATATGACTTCATCATTTCAGCATTAGCGTAATCAGAACTTTTCGTAAAAGATTCACCGTTTGGATTAAACTTCATATTAATACCCCATGTCCATTTTACTAGGAGTTATTCTAATATCTCCATTTTTGATTTTTATATACATCTCTACTGCCTCTTCTATACAATTATGACAAATCATACCTTGACTACCGACGGTTTGCATTGCAATTGTAGTATTATACAAACTTGAACAACAACCACACTGCATCTATTCTTCCTCCACGCATGTACATTTATCTAATTCCCATTCTTCTATTTTTGATTCATTACCTATGTAACGTTGACATGATTCACATTCTTCTATATCACTAACGTCTATATCAAATTCATCGAAACCAACGACCATGTGATTTTCTAAACTCATTATTCTTCCTCCAACATTATACATTTTTGTAAGTAGATGCATAAATCCATCGCTTCCTCTTGAGCATGAATTAACCATTCTTTACGAGATAAATCAGTTCTTTCCATTGTGGTATTATATTTATTTTCACCCAACTTCGCTCTTGCTTCTATTTTCTTTATTACTATATCTTCAATCTCACTCATAATTATTCCTCATGGTCTATTATAACAACTGTCTTCTCTGTTGTCTCTGTTGTTTGTTCTATTATCAATACAGTAGAATCACCAAAGTGTATCTGTGCTGGTATATTTGTATCTATCATACAAATGCAAGGTAGTAACCAAGCACCGAAATTAGACACTGCTGTGTGGTTTGGACCTTCTGCATTTTCAAGAGTTGCCGATGCGAATATAGATGCACCGTTTCTTTTGAAAGCATTCAGAACAAATTCATTCTCATCTGCATTCGCTTTAATTTGAAAATTTGAATCACTGGATATTAATTTACCCAACGATGATATTTTTACTATCTCATCGAAATTTACTGTACCATGTACATCTAATGCTCCACGACCAAAGTTCTGCCATTGATTTTCTCTTGATGCTTTTACTAGTCTATCAAAAGTTGGTACTCTTTGTGAACTGATATTATCAAAACATGGTAATGTCATTTTCATGCTACCACATTGCAATGATAGCCTGTTACCTCTTCCTTGTTTTATTGTAACATCGTTTTTACATTTCTTCAAGAAAGCACTTGTCTTAGATAAATCTGATACAACTAATTGCCCTGTTGATGTCGGAGTTACTGGCAATGTCTCTTTAAAAGAGAGGTAATGTGTCATGTAAGCAATCTTGAACGATATGTCACTTTCATTAACATGTAATATTACATCTGTTACATTTTCACCTAACATTGTTAAGTATCTAAGCCACTGTTTTGGTGGTAGTGTTAATTCAACCATATTACCAATACTCCTTTGGTTTTTTGTCACCACAAGCAAAACCTAAATCCCAATCTAATACTTCGTAAATAGGCTCTAGTTTCTTACGAATAAACTTCTCTACCATCAAATCGTAATCTAATGAAAAATCTTTGATTTCTTCTGCGTCACGGAATGACACTACATTAGTCGTAGGGAAGCCTTCGGGTACACCGTTAACATATACCCATTGACCTGAATCACCCACTCTAAATGGGTCATTAGTAGCCATGTGTTCATTGTAATACAAAGCACCTTTAGCACCATTCGGTGGTACTCTATCATAAGATGCTTTACCTAATCTACCATAGGGTGCTAAATCCTCAATGCTTTTTTCACCTTTCCTCAAGGCTATAGATATCGGTCTAATTTCTTTACTTACATCGTTTTCTTCTGCACCTTCACTTATCATGCGGAACATAGTACGTTGAATGTCTCTTGTTAAAGGGCTTGAGTTCGCTGCTTTCAGACCATAGCCTGTAACTTTCAAATCACCTTTCTTAGACTCCGGCCAAGTTATGATACCAAAGTTTCTATTCTTGCTACTAGCAGTAGTCCAATAGTCAAAAAATGCTTCAAACTCTACATCCATTAATGGCAGTTTTAATTCAGTTCTAATAGTCTTATTGAGATGTTCTACTAATGGCGGAACTTCTTCAAACGGTGCTTGTATGTAGCACGAATCTGTATGACCTGCTAGTACAGTATAGCCTTGTCTTTCTGCTTCTGTCATTAGTAGTGTAATACTCTCTCTACCCATGCTTGTAATAGCCGCCCCAACATCAGGGTCAGTCCACATACCGCCTATCGCTGCTTGCGAAATATAGCCATAGATTGCATTAGTGGTGACTTTAACCGCTAATTGCATCATATCATTTTTGAATTTATCATCTTCATTAGTGGCTTCTTTGGCTAACTTTTTGTATTCTTTACGTAATAACAACATATCCTCTACTATACTGGGTAATATGCCTTTTTCATCTTGTTCCCATCTACTACCGTCAGGTAACTGTCTGATGTTACCTTCAGTATCAAACTTACTTCTCTTAGTTGTAGGACATAAATTTAGACATACTATCAGTATTGGATATAGAGATGCGAAATCAACAAGTGCGACATTCTGATGTCTACCTGCTTTAGTTTCTAATACATGTGCAGCAGTTAAAGAATCTCTTTGTCTATTGTACATAGATGGTGCTTTCAAATCAGAATACCTACCGAACAAACCTCGAACATAATTAGTAACTCTATGAACAGATTGAAACCTTACTCCACAGAATTGTTGCATTGCAACTAGGAAAGGTATAGCATTTAGTTTCTCATCGCATTGACGTAATAGTGTAGTATCTCTCAAACAATAATCTACAAATAAATCAAAGTGAGTGTACCACCATGTGCGAACATCTAACTTGTTCCCATCCTCATCTTCATCAATCTTTCCACCTAAACCTAATGCTTTGGCTATAGTATCTAATTTTCTACTCGGTAATTGCCCTCTACCTGACTTAATCCATAGAGTTTCAAATCCTGAACCAGTCATACCTTTAGCGGCACTGTCAAAGCATAATCTACCTTTGATTGGTTGTTGTGTTTCCTTGTAGCCATACTTAGCGTGAGGCTTTACAATTTCACCTATTGGCGACAATCTTCGAGGGTCAGGTAATCTTTTCATTAAAACGGGCAAATCAGCCCACATAATCGCATGAGCACATAAAATATCAGGGTCACATTCTTCTAAATGGTCCATGAATGCATTACACATGTCAGTTTCATTATCATAAAGATATAGCATGTAACCGCCTTCTCTATCAATCCAATCAACAATGTGTTCTTGATTCTCTCTCCATGCAAAAACCACAGGGTGTTCAGCATGACTATCATCAACGGCCATGACTGTTAGGAAGCCATCGTTTACATCCCATTCTAAATCAAAATACCAAATTCGTGGTACAAACTCAGGTATCTTTTCAGGATAGGTCTGCAATAAATATTGGTCTTCATATGGCTTATCGGCTTCATATGTATCAATCTCTTTCTTGATATCCCAAAAAGCACGAGGGTTAGGTACAATCATTTTCTTCAATTGTTTACCATCTAACCCTTCGGCTCTTTGTTCTACATCTACATATACACCTTGATACCTAGACATCACTCTACCTAGTCTTCGAGGATTAGTATCAACAGGAATCCAACAATGTGGTTTCACATACTTGTCATCGTCAGGACTTATCATGTTCACGTACAAGTTACCATTGGCATCTCTTGTACGCTCATACAAATGAGGAAATGATATTTCATCAAACCCATTTGGATAGTAGTAGTCTATAATCAAACTAAACACCTACAATGTGCCATCGTTTAATTCAGGTAGTCCATAGAAGATAGGTGCTTTACCCACTTCTGTCACTAGAACAGTTCTCTTTTGTCCTTGTAAACCTGCATCCGTTTTACTCTTTTCAAATGAAGCCGTGAACCTTTGTATCAGGACATTACCTTCTTCATCAAGCGTATCTTCTCTTTCCATTCTAATGATTTGGAATAAGAAATTGTTGGTACTCTTTTCCCAAGCGGGCTTCCAACTAGCATTTGCCTCATTTGCACCAAGTGCATAATTAGTTAGAGACAAATGTGTTTCCATGAACACTTTAGTTCCTCTCTTTACTAATGCTCTACATAGAGATACTAACTGTTGGAATCTAGTTTTTCTTATTGCCCAATCCCACTGATTCTGTACTCTTTGTCCATCTCCAGCACCACGTACATCTGCCGCACTAATCGCATCGCTCGCTAAACCTAAATCGTTTATCCTCATATTATTTACACATACTGCATCAAATTGGTCTACGCCAGTGATGAGTACCCCCCATATATTACCACTATTTTTTATAGCGAATTGCATTATTTGCATCACTCGATTATGAGTTGCATCATAGTCAATAGCAGTCCTATTTCCTGTCATATAGACATAAGGCTCGAAAGATTTGATACCAGTATTTTCAGGATAGAATGCACTTTTGTTAGCGAACCCACCACCGTCAAAATCTACTATCCATAGTTGTTTAGGTTCTTCATTCATTCTTTCTCACTCCATCTAAATCTAAGACAAATTTCTTATCATTAAATTCTTCCCAATACTTGTTGTAAGCAGCAGTCACGATAGCAGTTTTACAAGTGTTTTCGTGACCGATTATACCAGCAAAGGTATGTGTGTTCAACGTAGGTTGTTCTGCATCTAGTTCAGCCTGTAAAGCAGCAAAAGGGTCTGCTCTTTCATGGGCAGGTAGTTCTCCGTCTGCTAAGGTTTCCGCTAAGGCTTCTTGTGCCTTCTTAGTTTTTCCAAAGCCAGCCATTACTCTTCCTCCTCGTTTGGGTCTATGACTTTACAATAAGTACCGTATAACCAAAGAGGAATCTTCTCCTTAGTAACGGGGTCAACACTACCTATTAGCAAACCTTGTTCACCTGCATCAGCCATTTCCATCATTTCCCTACGTGTAAGTGCTTGAATTATATCGCCTTCCCTATTCATGTATCTCATGAACGCTTTGTCATCAGTAAGTAAATGATAATCATCAGGGTCAATCTCTACATGTTCACCAGTGTTTGGATTCAGTAACCTGTAAGCCCATATCTCTATCTCTTGTGTATCTCCACCTTCTAACAAAACATCTTCCATTTTTATAAATTCAGGGAATGTATTGTAGGGATTCATATCAATCAATTTTGTACCATCTTTATCAGCCCAATTCTCAGCAATCTGTTTCTTTTCTTCAACTTCCATACGTTGTGCTTCTTCTAAAGTCGCTGGCGGCTCTTTCCATTCTGCATTCTTTTCATCAAGAGAATATCCTAAATCAAACATAACAGTTCGTATTCCATGTAATGTTTCAATGCAAGCAGGATGTTGTATTGCTTTCTGTAAACTCCACTCTTTAGTATCTGTTTTCAAGAAAATTAATCCTGTTCCGTCAGGACTCCACACACCACCTAAAGGGGAATGTGCAAAATGTTCTTTTGCCCAATCAACAACTCTAGGGTCTGTCCAATTACTCATTTGATTCACCTTGCTCGGATTCATCAACGGGTGCTTGAACCTCTGCAAAGTCTGCTCTAAGAGCATTCATGAGTGTGTTTACATCGTTGGCAAATTGCTCTAATCTTCTCATGATTAGAAGTCTATTACCAGCAAGGTTACGCACCCTATCAAGTTCCGCTTTCAACATTATATTCTCTTGTTCTACATTTATTTCTTGTTTATCATTATTTTCAGTCATTTATTTCACCTCAATTAAATTGTCCTAAGTCTGTATCTCCGCCACTAACTCTTGGTCTAGCCCTTCGTTGGTTTGTGTATATACCCATAACGGTTAACTTTGGAATTTTACTATTATCTCTTTGTTGCATACCTATTCTACCGAATATTAACACAGTAGATTTCTCAGCATACTCAAATCTTTCACCTTCATTATCTACAAAAGAGAATGGGTGAGTTAAATCATAACATGCACTTGAAACATTACACAACACTTCAGCACCATCTCCACCACCATAGGTGCTTTGTAGTTCTGATGATGTAAGGCTCAAACTGTATGATATACCGGATTCATCGTATTCGGTTTCTCTTCCTTCAGTGCTGAGTCTGTTAACTGTTCCCTTTGTGATTACCAGTGGACCAACTTTACCTTGTCCATCTGCGGTTTGAAACGTTCTTAGTCCACTTTCATATGCATCACTAAGTTCTTCTATTCTAGTGAACATGTCAGTGAAATCATCAGTAGTCCAAAATTTGAATGGCTCTAGTAAAGGTCTCATTTCAAGTGGTACAAATTCATTAGTATAGTTTATACTATCAACAAAGCCACTGTTTGTATCTAATACATCTTCAAAACCTGCTCTCGCATTATCAGAAGGTGGCTTTGCTTTGATAACGCATGGTTGTCCTATGTTTAGAGAGCGTTCCATATCATCTCCTGTGATGTCTACACGCCACAATCTTATATTCCCATTATCAACAAATTCCTTTTGTTCATTACCTAAGAAAAATGCATACCTACCCATTTGAACATGAGGATATGGATAACCTTTCTTTGATACGAAACAAATGTATTGATTGTTACCAGCAGGAATACCCATACTTGGTGTTTCTGTTATCATTTCAGATGTTTCAATAATTCCACCAGCAGTATTGATGACCCAATGACCATCTTGTTTTTCATAGACTCCACCTTTTCCATCTGATACAAATGCATTTGGGTCTTCTTTGTATTGCCTGACCATCCAGTTAGCCAGTCCTTTTCTACGGTCTCCTGCTTTATTGGCAACACCTAAGAAATGACCAACGTATGTTTGTGTACCAACACCACCACTCACTGTGCTGCTTCTTAGCATAGTAGCAAATTGTTCAGCCCAATCAAGAACTAAATCTTCATCTTCTTCGTGCCAGTTATCACAACTGTAATTGGTTTTGATATAATCAAAGAAACCTTGCTTAACAACAGGTAATGTTTCCCCAGTTCTTTCAGAGTGTTTCTCCAATCTCTCCATTACCCCTTGAGGTAACTCTTTCGTCATATTTTCTTCTTTCATTTTTTTAAACGGGTTTTCTTCATTCATTTTTTTTCATCTCCTTCAAGATTTTTTTAACAGTATCATGTAAATTCATGATTTCTAATCTGTTCTCCATTATTGCACTACGCAATGTTATTCCTAATTCTTCAATGTCTATTGCTCTTATATTACTCATATTTCTTTCCTTCCTTCATTTTTGCTACCAAATAATCACAGAATGCATAATCTCCAGCCGGCCATGCATAGATGTGTAACATCACATCGCCATACGCTTTCATTATGTCATATCTGAATTTCTTTCTTATTTGGTTGTAGAGACCTTGTAACAGGTTTCGTAGGGGAACTCCGTCATTCAATCCTTCATGAAGGTTGTTACGAATTTTGTCCCATTCATTATTCTCTACATATTCCATTATGTTTTCTTCTTGTAATTTTTGTAATTTCAACAATCTTGATTTTAGTGCATCAGGTTTTGGTGGTAATGTCTCTAATAAATTAATAGATGCTCTCAAATCCCCATGCATAGTTTCCACTAACAAAGGTAAATCTTGACCCCAAGTTGTAGTTGTAGGAATTTGCATTGCTGCTAAAATATCCCAAAGTCTCGCAGCACCCTCCTCATTTGAAATAGGTTTGAATTGATAGACACTACACCTACTCTTGATAGCAGGTGTAATTTTAGATTCATCGTTAGCAGTTAAAATCACCAAAGCATTTCTACTGTAAGATTCTATCAATTGTCTCATACTGTCTTGTGCTGCTTTTGTTAAGCCATCTGCTTCATCAATAAGAATTACTTTTCTTTTAGCACCAACAGGTTTAGTTCGTAAAGCATTTTTTAAATCAACTCTTACGAAATCAATTCCTCTATCATCAGAACCATTTGTCTCTATGTAATTCATGTCATCGAAGAAATCATCTAAGACATTTCTACCGATAATTCTAGCAGCACTCGTTTTTCCCGTACCTGAAGGTCCAACAAATAGTAAAGCAGTAGGCCATCTTCTGTTATTTTTCCAAGTTTGCATATCGTTAGTTAGTGTGGATTGACCGACTAAATCTGTAATTCGTATCGGTCTTGTAGTTTCCACCCAACTCATAATTTACTTACGATGTGTTCTTTTATATACTGTTGATTTTTTTAGACCATTATATCTACCATTTGAACTACGTCTTGTATTCCTTTGTCATATTGAATGCTCATAAAATAACCATCTATCATCTGAGGTAAAACGTCTTTAGTGAAACTAAGCACTGAAACAGAAAGAACTATGCAAATTTCATCAGGTATGATACAATCATCTTGATTTTCTATAATCATTTGTCTCTTAATTGCATCCCAAATCACAGTCTTATCAGTCAGTCTATCGGTTGTAATTTCTCCTATTGTAAAGAAATCAACACCGTCTAAGGCTTCAACTTCTATTATTATATTACCATTTTCTTTTCTAACTCTATTCAACCTTACATCATAAAGATGAGAACTTTTAACTAGAATATAACCACCGTAATGATTTGGATTGTATTTCTTGTTGTGAGGAATTCTAATGACTCCTTCTTTGTGTTCAGGGTCATACTTTAACAAATCTGAAATTGTTTTTACATCTTTCAGTTTTCTTAACTTATTAATTACTAAGTGGTCTTGTTCTTCACTCAACTTTTTTAACCTAGACTTTAGTGTTAATTCAGGGTGTTTGAAATATATTACATCGAGAATTTTCATCTCACTATCAATTTCCACCCATATTTTTTCTTCATAATTTAAACACTTCATTTTTGTTATACCGTCTTTTGGGAGTATTTGATAATCAATTCTCATATCGATTATATCGTTACCTGTCCATCTTTCATATGTTCTTCTTTTCAATTCTATATCCATTTCAAACCATTTCTTCTTTGAATATGTATAGAAGTTTTTGTCAGTCATGGCCATTGTTAATATTTCAAAATGACTTTTATTATCACTCAATAAATTATTTAACAAGTCGGATGCTTCTTTATATTCTATTTCTAGTCTTTGTTTTATCAGAAAAGTTAGAAATTTATTTTTTGTAATAGGTGGATAGCCGAGAAAACAAGCCCATGTTAATTCGTTTTCTAGTTTAGTTAAATTTCTCGCTAACCTAATAAATTTAGGTTTTATCCCATTTGCTTTTCTTTCTAAAATAGTTCTAGCAGTAACATCAGTCCAAGCATCGTAATATGATTCATGATTTCTTAATTCACTTTCTGAAGTTAATGCTAAACTTAGTTTCTTCCATAAAGGTATAGAGTCATTACCAAATGATTTCAATACTTCTTCTAAGACTGGTTCAAAAACATTCATCTCATCTGCTATATCTGAAAGCATAACTGTTGCTTTATATGGTACTTCAGGAAACAATACGTAGTACACCCATTTAGCCTGTACATAGGTTTCAATAAAAGATGTATCAAAAGTCCCTTTGTATTGTTTTAATCTAGTTGCTAAGTCTAATAATTTATTATCAATAACCATATCTTTCCCTCCAAACGTGTGGTTTGGGTTGGGTAGAGACTCCATATAATTCTTTAGTAAGGTCAATCATCGTGTCTAAGGTAATACCAACTTTGTATTTTTTCCCTATAATGTATATACAATCTATTAAGAGACATTGATTGTTTCTTATGGTATCCCAATTTTTATCTCTTGAAACTTTATAGAACATATCTAGTGCTTCATGAACTTGATTAGGTGTTAAATCTATTAATAAACCTAAATGATATGCTTTTCTTTCATTCACGCTTAATCACCTGTGGTAAAAAACCATATGTTGCATCTTCCCAAGCAATTAAAGCATCGTTTGGGTTTGTTGTTTTTGCTTTCTTCATGTTGAATGGATTAACAAGAACTCTAACAAATGGAACAAAATTTTTGGCATCTTTCAAACCATTTTCTAAAACTCTTTTATCTATGTAATTTTGTAAGTAATAACATATCTTTTTTAAATCTATATTTCTGTTAAAACTCTTCTTCCATTTCATGTCCATAAAGTTTGACTCATTCAATACAAACAATATATCCTCCGGCACTGTTATTCTTTGTCTTATTCTGAAACCGAGTTTACTATCAACTCTCTTTTCCATCCAAGTATGAAATCTAACTTCTCTTAGAAACATACCAACTGCAATTTCTTCGTTCATTGGTTAGCCCCCTTACAGTTAGGGCACTTTCTTTTTCTATCGTGACCCCAATGGACATCAGCCTTACACCATCTGCATAGTAGATTATTCCTCATTCTTCCACCTTCTCAGACTCAGCATCCCATGACATCAGACAGTTAGAACTAGACTCCCATTCATGTGTCTTTACTTCGTAGTAGTGATGTAGTTCCTTAGCAAACACATCCGTCAAACCTTCATAGATTTTCATCGCCTCAATAAGAGAGTCTGTATCGAACCCCCTATCAATTTCACCGAGTAGGGGGAAATCTTCAGGCTTCACATCCCACACTAACACCGAATATTCTGTTGCTTTAGTTCCATTCCAAGTCATTCAATCAACTCCAGCACAAAATGACCACCTTGATTATCAAGGAAGTTTTCTATTAAATCATCTAAGTCTTTGAAGGAGCAAATTATCTCCCCATTAGGTTCTACATAATTTATCATTTAATCAACTCCATTACAACAAAGACAATGACTACTCATATTCTGATATTTTCTCATTTGCTTTTGATGATGAGTCTCGTTAATACGCTTCTTCTTCCATTCAGGCATGGTCGAACCATGAGCCACACCGTCATCACTAGGATAAATAAAATATGGGTCAAGTGGTCTTGATGGGTCGCAAGACAAACAGTAGCCCACATCATCAATGGTGATGTTTCCACCCGATACCAAGTATTGTGCTGTATTCGCAATGGTTGTGGGTAGGGGAAATGGGTCAATAGTCATACCACTACACCAAACAGGGAATGTGTGCCACTTTCCTTCGGCATCCCTCATCTCTATTTTATCCATGTAATAAATTTTGTATGGTTCTGATTCCGGCGGGCAGTTTGGGCAGTAGCATGAAGTGGTATTCCCAACATTATATCCTTCACTCATTCTTCTTTCACCCCCAAGAAATCCTCAAACACATTCTTGGCATCATCATCACTTGTCATGTCAAGAGCGTATTGGATAACATCCTCTGCCTCGCTCAATTGCTTACGCAACCGCTGGACTTCCTCAAGGATAAGTGGTGCGTCTGCTATGAGTCGTGCATCAACTTCGTTTTGTGACTGCACTTCCGCTACTACGAAATCATCATGTGTAGTGAAGTCAGACTGAACCCACCATGCACCTGTTTCACCCCATAAATACCATATAGGTGTATGTCCTTTGTACTTGTCTATGTCAAACATTATTCTTCACTCTCCAAGTATTGTTGTGCCTTCTCCATCCACTCATCCTTCAACTCATAGAGGCCAAGTGAATGAGGGTGCAAACCCATCAGATAATCTTCATACGAGTAGTAATCGCAGTAGCCCAACCAATTGAGTAGTTCGGTAAGGCTTCTACTGTTTCTAGACATCTTAACAAAGGCAGCAAGCACCCTATCACGGAATTCATACATCCGCTTAACTTCCGCTAGAAGTTTTGGTGCGTCTGTCATGAGTAGCAGGTTAGCCTCTTCCTCTTTGGTTATCAGTCGGTCTTTGTTGTAATTCCAATAAGGATATTCTGCTATGACTTCATTACCACCTCTAGCGGTGGCATGGATGGTAGCATCAACATATTCCCATTTGCCTTCTGTATGTCCTTGATACTTGTCTATGTCAATCATTCTTCCTCGCCTCCAATAACTTGTTTTGTTTCTCAAGCAACTCGATTATCTTATCCAATTTTCTTTCAATTGCACTTTCATGTTTTGTGTATTTTCCGTTATTCATTCAATCACCTCTTTTATTGGCGATGTTAATTCAACCATCGCATTCATCGGCACTGCTTTAACATTCAACAGTGTATCACCAGCCCTAGTAGATACAGTATGTTCTAACAAATCACTAATCGCTTTGTTAACTGCATCAGCATATTTTGCATCGTCAGGCGACCACTTACTTTCGTTAGTGATTTCCTTAGCAGTATCTTCAATAAACTTAGCAACCATTGTACTGTATACTTCAGGACTAGCATCTTTAGGTACAAAGTTTCGTACCATCATACTAACCAATCTACCCACTATTTTCTTAGTAGGTAGTTTAGAAGTCATTCTTTGTGTAACTGCACTACAACTTCTGTAACCATGACCATTTGTTTTTCCTGTCGTTTTAAGTACATCAGGCTGTATCATTAAAGATGCACCTGTCACCAAATCCTGTATATACAATTGAGGGTCAGCATAGTAATCCTCATCTGCATTATGTCGTTCTTTCTCTTGCTTCGCAATCGGTCCAGCAATGGTTTTCAACACCTTCGCTATTCCATCATTCCATTCTTGTTTCATTATTTCTTCTTTCATTTTCTCATCTCCATCATATTTTTTAATCTCGTAGGAATAACTACACCCATATCACATCTATCACAACATCTTCCATCTGCAACAGGTTGTGCATTATTTCCTTGTGTCCAGTATACTCTTCCTTCGTGTACTTTATGTTCTATATCTCTTTTACAAATTACGCATTTTATTGTTTTTAATTCACTCATTCTTTCACCTCATCCTCCTTTATTCACCTCTCCACATGGAGTAAGTACCATCGTCATCCACTGTGTATGATGTCAGCCCACTCTCTCCCATGTAGGTCATCAAGTCATTGTGTCTCTCTTCCGCTTCTGCAATCTTCTTCTTACCTTCCTTAGTTTGATTATATCTCCAACCATTTATCATTTCTGTATACCCATCCCAATTGAGCATCGTCTTAGTAATACTTCTCGCTACCTTCAATTGAACCGTGGCCTTATAGAAATGCCGTTGATGTGGTTCTCTCACTGTGCGAACTTTGTCCTCTCTACTCAGTGTAACTGTCCAGTCAGTATCGGATATTATCTTGTTCAACAAACCTCTCGCATTCTCTTGTAGTTCTTCAGGTGTAATACTAGCATCATAATTCTTCAGTATAGTCAAGAACTCACGGTGTGCAACATAGCCTTCTTCGTTCCAATCATCGTTCTCTTTATGCTTTTCCCACAACACCTTGATGTCAGGCTCACCAAATCTAGGACCAAGCAGGTATTGCCTGAACAATGCCGCTTCCAATCGTTCTACGTCTTGATACTGAGCCTCCGACTCGAACACAGAATTACACTCATCCTTATCAGGGTGCTGAAAATACTCCGGCATCTTAGAGTAATGATTTGCTTCTGCATTCAGCACTTCAATCAAAGCATGTACTGCTGCATCCATGTCTGTGTACACATAGGTTTTTTCTCTTTCAACAAGATGAGTGCCATCATCCCAATCATCTGCTACCTCTTCTTTGGTTCTGCTTATCAGCATGAACATTATGTCTATCTCTTCCGTACTACCGTCATCATCATTCATTATTTCTTCTTTCATTTTTCTCACTCTCTTCTTTTCCTTTTATTATCGCTTCTTGTAGTTGCGGAAGAAGCATCTCCGCTTGTTCTAGTGTAAGCCTTACACCATGTCTTGTATGTTGGGATTCACCCACGGGTCTTTGGACATTCATGATTCTCAAGTCTATCCATTGTCTATTGTAATATTCAATTTGACTCAGGACAACATGCCCTTTACCGTTTTTCCATTTACCTTCAAATGATACATCTCTCCAAATTTCAGTCATATTTTATTCCTCCTCCATCTTAATTAATTTTTTATTCTGTTCTTTTATATACTGTTCTTCTTCTAATCTATCCAAAGTAAACAACTTACAACTTTTACATGCAAATATTTTACCTAAATTAGTAATCATTGATGCACTTTTTGTATTTTCTTCACCACAACTAGGACATTTAGAATTATCTTCAGTCATCATGTAAACTTCAATTAGTTCCATCTCACCTCTAAAGTTGCCCCTGAATGTACTATACACAATGTCAATGGTTTCATCTGAACTATACTTTGCATGACCTGCATCTACCATTATATCATCTACACTCATATGATTTTTACCTTCCTCTTTCATTTCACTTTCACCCACACATCGACATTAGCCTTCCTGTTAACACCATATCTTGAACTATGTAATTTTATTGTATCATCTACTCTGAACCCACTATTTCTTTTTAATATGTGACTAATTTTAAATTTATTAATTGAATGATTACTAAGTCTTAACAACTTCCCACTCTTCAATGTCGCTCCTTCAAAGATTTCTAATACTGTACACGGTGTGTGATTTTCAGCATACTTTATGATTGCTTCTTCAGCCCTAGCACATATTTTCTTACTCATATATTATCCCTCAGACGACTATCATCTTCGTGTACAACTTCTACTTTATCGTAATCATTTATATTTTCTAGGGGAATCCATAGTTTCTTCTCACCCGTTACCTTATGTTTCCACTGATGTGTTTGTCTTCGCCTCATGCGAACCACGCTCCATAGCCTGTATTGTGTTTACCGAAATCTAAGTTTTCCATAACGCTCGCAGGTAAACTTTCATACGCAGGTGGTAACGTTAACACATCTTCCATATCCCATAACCCTAGTAATGCACCATCGTATGCTATACGTAACAAGTGAGGTGTAGATTTATTAATTCTTAACAAAGGTATAACCCCTCTGTTGATGATATACATTCTAGCAGGTTCTGTATACATTGAGAAATCAAAAGCAGTCATGAAAGATAACGGTACATCCCACGCTTCTGCTAGTTCTTCACACAACAACAACCGAGTCATACCATCTTCAATAGATAAGGCTGAATGAATTTCTAACCATCCAGTATGTGCAACGCCAGTATCTTCTACTTTTGATACTACTTTGGTGAACAGTCTTCGCCTAGCCTCAACATGGTCTGCTACCACAGGTGGTATCAACAATTGTTTACCTATCTTCTCATTAAGTTCATCCAATGTTTTTTGTATTTGTTTTAATAATGTCATACTTTCACCTTCTGTCCACATGTAGGACAAATCTTCTTGTCAGTTTTGTGTGTTTTCCACACACGGTAGTGACAAATACAATCTAGTCTGTCGCCCGCTTCTTCCTTTGTGTTGCCTAAGTAATTACTAAAGTATGGATGGTCAAACAACCCATGGCTACCTACTTCTAAACTGTATAATCTCCAAGACCTTCCGTACAATCGTGAACCCTCTTGTAGTTCTACTCTACCCGTTCCGTGTTTCATACTCAATTCATTTATTGTGTTTACCATCTCTCTTATTTCTTTTATAGTCCATTTATATCTCATACTGTCACCTCCAAATCTAGTGAAATACCTGCATCCCTGTAAGTGTTTTTCAATTCCACCATGAACTCTTCAGCATAACCTCCATCCCAATAGTAATCACAATGTTTCAAGAGTCGTATGGTTTCTTTCAAAAGTTTAGGGTTAACCGTACCATCGAAATTATTGTAATAAACAAACTCATCGAATAGTATCTTTGCCATTCTCTTAGGTGTATCACCGTAGGCCATTAGTTGTAATAACATAAACTTCATTTCTTTTGACAATCTTATCTCGTTCATGCTGTCACCCCCATCCACCAGTCGGGGGCAGGTGTTCCCTTCTCCCACTTGGCAAAAGTCTTGCTGTGGTAGT